TCTTTTCAATCGCATACAAAAAAGAAATCAGCAAATAGAGTAGCTACTGAAAATAGTGATATTCTTAAAAAACTAAAAAATAATAGTTCTAAAATATTGTTTGAAACAAAAAAAGAATCCGGTGATGCCGGCACAATGTTAGATGAAAACAATATTTTATAAACATTACTATATTTATATGAAAGAACCTGTGTATTAACATGAAAAATCTTAAACATTCAAAGTATAAAAATACGGCTATTCTTTTTGAAATGCTTGTCAGAAAATTAACATCAGAAACGATGACATCTGATAAAACAGTAACTGTAGATATAATTAAAAAATATTTTGGTAAAAATACTGCGTTATCAAAAGAATTAACATTATATAATTCATTAATAAAAGAAAACTTAAAATCTGAAGCACAAGCTCTAGATTTTATTAGAAGTTGTAAAGTATCACATCAAAAACTTAATCAAAGTTTATTAAGAAGACAACGATATAATTTAGTAAAAGAAATATCAGAAAATTTTGATTTTCAAAAAGTATCAAAAATAAGAATAAATAATTACAAAGAATTAGCGTCTATATATAAACTATTTGAATATAATGACGCAGATAATCCTGCAGATTTATTAGAATCTAAAACAGCAATTGTTAATCATTTATTAGGAAATATAAAACAATCATTAAAACTAAGTCCATTATTAGAAAAATATAAAGGATATGATACAGATATTAGAATGTTATCTTATAAATTATTAGTAGATAAATTTAATTCAAAATATTCAAATCTAGACGAAAGTCAAAAAAATGTATTGAATAAATATATTACCAACGTTAACGATTCAGAATCAATTAAACAATACTTTGAAAAAATCATACCTGGAATTAAAAGTCAATTAAAAGAGCAAGTATCTTATATTACTGACAAAGCAACAAAAATAAAAGTTGATAAATTATCTGATATGCTTTGTAATGTAGAAAGTATTCGAGTAATTAAAGAATCACATGTTTTAACAATATTAAGATATTTTGATTTAATTAAAGAATTAAAACAGGTAAATTTAAAATGAAGTCATTTTTAAAAGAAATAGAATCAAAGTTTAAAGAAATAAACGAAAAAGATTGGGATGGCGACGGTACTCAAGAATCTCCTAATGATGAATATCTTGGAGTTAAAGATAAAGCTATTAAAAAATCTATGAAAAAAGAAGATGTTAAACCTGACTTTTTAGATTTAGACGACGATGGTGATACTGAAGAGTCTATGAAAGACGCAGCTGCTAATGAAGCAATTGTTGCTAAAGACGAAATGGAATTAGCAAAATTATCAAAAGACCCAAAATTTAAAGATCAAGATATTAAATTAGCTGAAGATGATTTAGGCGAACAAAATACTACAGGAGCCATACCAGGATATCAAACTCCAAATGCATTTTCTACAAAAGCACAAGCTAAAAAGAAAAAATATATGAAGTATGAGTCTGTACAAAAAGCTATGGACATAAAATATGAGGCAATGATTGAATCATATTCTAAATTTTCAATTGGTAATCCAAAATCATCTCCTACTCAAACAGTAAATGGAACTATTAAAGAAGTAGCAAAAAAATTACAAGAAATTGAAAAATTGGTTAAGTATACATCAAGATTAAAAAATGAATCTGGTATAGCTGGATCTTCATATAAAAAGTCTACTCATAATGCATTAACAAAAATTTCTGAAAAATTATTAAAAATATCTGAAAGAGTAAGAAGTTTAGGAGAATAATATGAGTAAAAATTTATTAGTTGAATATATCCCATTTAAGCCTATAGGACCTATTAATGAACAATTAGCTACAGACTATGGAGTTCCTGGCGGATTAGTTGTTAAAGGCGTCTTACAACGAGCAGGTGCTAAGAATCAAAACGGTAGGGTATATCCTAAACATATATTAAATCGTGAAGCTAATAAATATCAAAAAGAATATATTGATCAGAATAGAGCATTAGGAGAACTAGATCATCCAGAATCGTCAGTTGTTAATTTAAATAATGTGTCACATAACATATTAAAAATGTGGTGGGAAAAAGATGACTTAATGGGTGCAGTTCAAATTCTCGAAACCCCAGCTGGTAAAATACTAAAATCATTGTTTGATGCTGGTATTACATTAGGAATATCTAGTAGAGGATTAGGATCGGTAAAAGAATTATATAAGGAATCAGCAGTTGAAGTTCAAGAAGATTTTGAATTAATATGTTTTGATTTTGTATCAAATCCATCAACCCATGGAGCTTTCTTAAGACCAGTTAATGAATCCATAAATAAAACAACAAAAGATTATAAAAAAGTAAATAATATTATTACATCAATATTATGTGATAGTGGAAAATGTAGGATACTACCATGAAGTTTAAAGAAATACTAGAAGCACTAGAAAGAGAACCAATAAAAGTAACTAACGATCAAAAACGTGAATTTGTTGAAGCTGTAAAAGGATATTCACAATTAGGTGAATCTGTATATGGAAAAGGCAATTTGCAAGAACTATGTGAAAAAGTCAAATATATGGTAGAAATGGCTCAGCAAGTAACATTAGCAGAAGGAGATTGGTTTGATGGTATTACTGTTAATAGACATATGAAAGGTTTAAATGAATCATATAAAATGTTTGAGAAAACAGCAAAAGAAATTTCACAACTACAAGAAAGACTTTCAGCTTCATATGAAGATATAGGACAAGGTTTAAACAAATATTTTGATATAAAATAATTTTGAACTTATAAAAAAACTTATTATAATATATAAAGGAAACAAATGTCAAACATCGATAACATGTATCATCAATATTTTGGAGTAAAAACTCAAATTAATGAAGCTGATTTAATTAACAAGATATCAGACTTTAAAGGAGGATTTCTTTATAAATTAATTGATCCAGCAACAGCAGGTAATGTAAAAGCTGATATACAAGCATTTTTAAATAAAAAAGGTATGCATGTTATTAAAACTAAATTTGATGACGCAGCTGGAAAAGGATTCTTTTATATTAGACTAGGTGAAGATCCTGCTAAGGAATCACAAAGAATTCAAGGATTTATAAGTCAATTACCAGAAGTAGAAAAATTTAAGTTTACATTAAAGCCAATACAAAAACAACAAGTTACACCAAATCCTTCATCTGAATGAATAAACAAATAAAACATCACAAATCAATAGTACCTGGAAACCCAAATTCAACTAAAGTTATTAATAAAGATATAAACTTTGCATTAAGACAATGGAAGAAACAATTGAAATCAGCCGATTCAATTGATAAGTTAAAGTCTTTAAAAGAATTTGAAAAACCTAGTGTTACTAAAAGAAAACAAAAAAAAGCAGCTATATATAAACAATATATAACTGATATGTATGCTGAATAAATAACATTTAATTAGCATCTATTTATATTTAAATAAGCCCTTGCAGAAATGTTAGGGCTTTTTTACTGTTTTTTAACTTCGTCTATATTTATAGTAAATACATTATCTCTATATAATGTCAACTATACTAATTATTCTTATTAAGATTTATAATAATCTTATTTCCAAAATAAAAATTTAAGGAGAACAAGTAATGAACGGGAAATCGGACTTACTAAAAGAAGCAATTGCAGATGCAAAAGCCGTTAAGGAAACTGCATTAGCAAACGCTAAAATAGCTCTAGAAGAAGCTTTTGCTCCTAGAATTGAAGCAATGCTATCAACAAAACTTTCAGAAGATTTGTACGAAGACGAAATGGATGCAGAAATTGAAGCCCCTGTGGCAGAAGTTCCAGTTGCAGAACATGACGTTATGTATGAGCCAGAAGTTGAAAGCGGAGAAGATATGGAATCACCTGCACCAGAAATGGATGTTGAAATGGACATGGAAATGCCTGCTGAAGAACCAGTAGCTGCAGACGACATGGAAATGGAAGGCATGATGTACGATGTAGATGAAGATCCATCTGATCCTAATAGTGTTGAAGAAGATCTAGAACTAGAAGCAATCATACGAGAGCTAGAAGAAGATTTACATGAAGAAGAATTAACTGAAGATGATCATAATCATGACGCAGCTGATTCTACAGATTCAAAAGGAAATGATTTAATGTCAGAACCAAAAGAAATGAAAAATGAAGAATTCAATATTGATGAAATCATTGAAGAAATTCTTTCTGAAGAAGACAAAGAAGAAGAGCCTAAAGAAAAAGTAGAAGAAGGTGAGCATGAAGATGTAGAATCTAAAGAAAAAGTAGAAGAAATGACTGAAGAATTAACTGAAGCATATGACACTATTGAATCTTTAAGAGACACTATCAACGAAGTTAATCTTTTAAATGCAAAACTTCTTTACACGAATAAATTATTCAGAAATTTTGAATTATCAGAAAGTCAAAAAATGACTGTTATCGAAAATTTCGATAGAGCTGGTAATACAAGAGAAGTTAAACTAGTGTTTAGTACATTAGCAGAAAATTTTACAGTACCTGTAAAAAAGAGACAAATGGTAAAAGAAGGCAGTGCCTCTAAACCAGCTGGATCAACTGCGCCTGTATCTAAGCCAATAATCAATGAAGGTAATCAATTAGCTAATAGATGGAAGAAATTAGCTGGATTACTTGATTAATTAAAAAAAAGAAAAAGAAAAAATGGAAATTTCATCTTTATTACAAGATAACAATTTTTCTCAAAGAAAAGCAGCTGTAGCAACAGTTGACAAATGGGAAAGAACTGGTCTCTTAGAAGGACTTAAGTCTGAGACCGAAAAAGCCGGAATGGCACAACTTCTAGAAAACCAAGCAAGACAATTAGTAAAAGAAGCGTCTTCAACTGGTACTACAGAAGGATCTGAAGAGTGGGCTGGTGTAGCACTTCCATTGGTAAGAAGAATATTTGCTGAATTTGCAGCAAAAGAATTCGTTTCTGTACAACCAATGAATTTGCCATCAGGCCTAGTATTTTATTTGGATTTCAAATATGGTACGGCACAGCCTGGATTTGACGATGACAACGCTGATAGTGTAGCACAAACAGGAGAACCTTTTGGACCTAATAGTGCTGCTGACTCAATGTTTGGTATAACTACTACTGCTAATGACCCATCAGGTGGTTTATATGGTGCTGGTAGATTTGGATACTCAATCAACGAAGTAGCTGTAACGGCTTCTGGAACTGTATCAACTGCAACATCTGCATCTGTAAATTATGATTCATCATATACTGACGTAGCAGGTTTTGGTGCTGCTGGTGGATATAGTGTAGTAACTGTACCATTATCATCTTTATCTGGATCAGATAATACTGCAGTAAGATCATTTATTATAACATCTGCTTCAGGTGGTACTGTTAATCAAATTAGTGCATTTACAAAAATTAATGCAGCTGGATCAGACGTTCAATTTGTAATCACCGGATCCGCTGGATTAGCTCCAGTAACTGGTGACTATATTATTAAATTTAGTGAACAACCAACTGATGTTTCTAGAGGTGACTTTGAAGATTCAGATCCTTTTAAAGGTTCTGGCGCAAGTACCGGTATTAACAGAGGTACTGATATTGATATCCCAGAAGTAAACTTAGAAATGCAATCAGATCCAATAGTAGCTAAGACTAGAAAGTTAAAAGCTGTATGGACTCCTGAATTTGCTCAAGATTTAAATGCATATCATTCAATTGATGCTGAAGCTGAATTAACTTCAATGTTAAGTGAATATGTATCAATGGAAA